TGAAGTGTATTTGTATCGACTGTTAAACCATCAGCAACTAAGGTTCCCGTTACCGTTGCTCCCGTTGCGCTAGTGGCAAACTTAGGACTTGCATGTGTAGATGAGTCATAGAATAATTGAACGGCTCCATTCTCAAGAGCTTTAATATATACTTCATCCCCTGCTTGGTTTTCTACCCATAAATTACCACTGGTTTGAATGCTTAAATTACCTGTTTGATTATTAATAATGCTATAAGATCCATTATGGTAAATATTTAAGGAATTTCCAAAACTAGCCTTTGCATTATTAGCAAATTCAAGCGCACCATCTGACTTATCCCATAGCACATCTTTATTGCTATCTCCCTCAAGTTGTAAATCACCATCAACACCTAAACCAGTAAGCGTTCCAACAGAAGTGATTGCAGATTGAGCAGCACCCGTAACCGTTGCAGCACTTCCACTAATAGAGCCAGTAATAGTATTTGTAACTGTTAGATCTACAAGAGTACCCACCGCAGTTAAAGAAGACCCTGTAATTGAGGAATTTAATGAAGTACCGGTAAGTGTTGAAGCTGCTGCGGTAACAGTGATGTCAGCAGAACCGTTGAACGAGACTCCGTTAATTGCTCTAGCTGTAGCTAATGTCGTAGCTGTATCTGCATTACCCGTAAGAGCCCCAGTTACATCACCTGTGATTGCTCCGCTAACAGTTAATGATCCGAGAGTTCCGACTGTCGTTAGTGAACTGGTAACAACATTGGAAGCAAGCGTAGTACCGGTAAGGTTTGCAGCCGCTACGTCAATTGCATCACTACTCCATTCAAGTTGATTAGCGTTCGACGCATTCGCTTTTAAAATTTGACCTGCTGATGGTGCGGTGTCAGGCCAAACTAAAGAAATATCACTAGCTATAGAATCTGGAGCTTTAAAGGATATGTAATTAGAACCGGTTGCTGTTACCTCTCCGAATCTCAACTCTTTCGCGTCACTAATAATTACATTGCCTGTAAAAGTATCTCCACTCTTTGCAGCGGCGGCTGTAGCTTTTACATCAGCGGTATTTGCAAGATCATAAGCAGCTTTAACACTCGCTCCTGTCGCTGCAAGGGTTGTACTGGAGCTATCAGTAGCATCGACTAGCTGTAAGACCCCTGCGTTTGATGTACTTCCGGCCTGTAATTTCGATGCGGAAATAGTACCGGTAATCATTGAATCCGCAACAGATGAAGCTTGTATCGTTGTTGCCCCGCTATCTGATATAGCGACGTGACCCGTCATCGCTACGCTTGCGACTTCACCAGATGAGTTACCAACAAGAATATTTCCAGCGGTAAGACCAGCTAGTTTCGTGAAAGCGATAGCTGCATTGCTCGCGATGTTGGAATTACTCAAATCAGTCGAGACCATCGCACTTGTGACAGTGCCGGAATCTTGATCAGTGATAAGAATTCCGCTCCTATCAGGCAGAGTTAGTGTTCGATCTGCTGTTGGATCTTCAACAGTTAGGGTTAATTCAAAAGTATTTGGACTGCCTTCCCATTGCAAGGAACCGGCATTTTCAATTTTTAATGCACCGGTAATATTGCCACCGCCGACTCCTATTTTTCCACTTGATAATTCTGCTAAAGCGGTCTGAACTGTGCTAGATGATCCACCCCATCCGCTAGTGACAGAAACATTGGCCGCTGTCGGATTGGACGTTGTTGTGCTCAAATCAATCTCTACCCATGAGCTACCAGAGGCATTCGAGACTGAAAGAATGTAATCAGGTGGTGTTAGTTGTCCGGTAGGTCCATTAGGAATACCTGTTGGAGACCCACCAACAGAGACGATGACGTATGAACCGTCTGTATTTTCATTTGGAGTAGGTAACTGCTGTCCAACAGTAAGACCTATGGCTGCGCCGCTGGCTGTGACTGCCGCCACGGTACTGGTACTAGCATCGTATGTTCCAGCAAATTTGAGACTACCTTTTGTAAGTGTGGTAATCGGTTGCCAAGCTGCTCCGTCATATAGATATAAATCCTCTTCTACGGAATCGAAAAATAGCTGCCCTGAGAAGGTTCCTGATGGAAAACCTGTCTGGGTTATCGATCCAAATACTGTTGTTGAGTCATCACTAAACTTCGACTTATCTATCTGACCCGTACCAATTCGAGCTATTGGCAGTGTCCCGCTAGTTAATAAGCTTGCAGAATGCGCGGGGATATCTGCTCCCGTGAGAGCCGATGCGTTAGTTACAAAACCTTGGGCATTAACATCAAACTTGGTCACATTTGTAGATGCCACCACGCCACTCGCGGCAATACTTAATGTTCCAGCAGCATCAACAGCTAATGGTGAACTACTTGTAGGGATCTTGACCGCACCGATAGCAGTCGTTGTCGCTTTTGGTAAATCGGTGCTTGCGATATTTGTCGCACCTGTGATTTGTCCGAAGTCGTTGTAAACAAAACCATTAATTGTTTGACCGCTAGTAGTCGTCGCAAGACTTAAAGCACCTCCGGCGGTAACAGCTAAACCTGAGTTACTCGCGACAGATACAACACCAAGCGATGTACTAGCTACGGGCAATTCTGTACTTAGTATCGCAGATGTTCCGGTTATTAAGCCCTCACTATTAAACGCTATTCCTGAGTGGGTGGTTGCTACTATTGCGTTATTAATTCCTATTTTGTTCCCAGATAAGTTAATACTTCTATCTAGATCTGTTGATACTATTGCTGCCGCAGGTAAGGTATTATTTGATATTTTTGCTCCACTAAGACCCGTTCCTAAAGCTGTATTATCGACTGCTCCCGCTGCCAGTTCCGCAGTTCCTACGCAGTCATCAGACAGGTTGGCTTGCGTTATTCCATCTGTATCTATGGAAAGAACCCCAGTTGATGAGTCGATACTGAAGTTTGATCCAACTTTAATGGCACCTAAAGCAGTTGAACTAGCTATCGGTAGATCAGTTGATGGGACTAAAGCACTAACACTGGTAATTAAACCCGCAGCCGAATAGCTAATACCTGCGAAACTTGAGGAGCCTCCCGACACGGAATTATCTATCTGTAGATTTCCAGCGGATACAGTTAAACCGTTAGTGACGTTTGCACTATTTAAAGCATTAGGTGAAAGTGTCCCTGCTGTTATTTTTGCTCCTGAGACCCCGCTAATTTTGTCATTAGTTACTGCGTTGTTTTGGATTTGAGAAGTCTGAACTGAATCAGTTCCGAGCATTGCATTGGTAATGCCTGAAACAGATAACGCACCTCCGGCGGTTACAGATAAGCCATTACTTACCGAGATAGCTCCTAAAGCTGATGTCGTAGCAGCCGGTAAATCAGTTGAAGGTATTAACGCTGCTACAGAAGTAATTTGACCATATTGATCGTATGAAATTCCTGCTTTACTTCCTGCGCTAATACTGTTGGAGAGTCCAATATTTCCCGCAGATGTATCAACAGATAAACCTCTACCTATATCATTTGCATCGATCTTGTCGTATGTGACCGTACCTGCTAAGAGTTTTGCACCTGATACGTCTGTAACTTTTGCATCGGTAACGGCTCCGCTATCTAGATTCCCAGTTTGGACTGCTCCTGTACCAATTTGAGCACTTGATAAACCTGATGTATCGACTTTAAGTTCACCGGTAGATGCGTTTAAAGTCAGTCCACTGCCAGAACTAGCAACGAATATTCCACCAATAGCTGATGTACTTGTTCCGGCTTTGGGCAAATCAGCCGAGGGTATTAATGCACTTACACCGGTTATTAAGCCTTGTGAGTTGAACGAAATTCCTGCCTTACTTCCAGCACTAACGCTATTTGAAATCCCGATATTCCCTGCACTGCTATCAATAGAAAGACCTCTGCCTACATCAGCAGAGTCGAGCATGTCATAAGTGACACCACCTGTAGCGATAGATAATGCACCTGCACCACTAATAGCTAAACCAGTCGAAACAGAAACACCACCAACAGCCGAAGTCGTACTAAGAGGTAGGTCGGCACTGGGAATATTCTGTGTTCCAGTTACTAACCCATACTGGTTAAATACGATTCCTCCTTTACTTCCAGCAACGACACTATTTGCTAGCCCAATGTTTCCCGCTGATGTATCTACGCTTAAACCACGGCCAATATCATTTGCGTCAATCTTGTCATAAGTGATCGCTCCTGCAACAACCGTACCCGAACTTACACTTCCGCTAGGAATACCAGCTAACGCTGCCGAAGGTACTGAACCCGTGTCAACAAGAGTAAGACCCTTTTCTAACAGGGCTTTTACCGTGGATTTCGAGGTTTGACTAGCACTTGAATCAACTACGGCTAGTTCATCGTTTGCTGCTATATCGCTTTCTGCAAGCGTTGGCAGTTGACTAATTTTTAGATCGGCCAAGACTTTACCCTAATTACCTTGTCACCATACTAAGTTAAGTTAACGCTTTTAGTCTGCTTCGTCTTCTAGAGATAGTTTGCTACCGTCAGGATCAATAAGAAGATAATCAGTGCTTTCTTGTAGTAGGTAAGTTGGTATTGCACCTAATTTCAAACTAAAATCACCCGAAGCGACGAACTCAATACGTGTTTCTATTAGCTGCGATGGAACCACAGACATTGAACAATTTGTAACCTGAGCTTCGCATTCATACCAAACATTTCGTATTGAAGTAGCACTATCTAAGTTAAGAAAGAAACGGCCAAGAAATTCAGAACCCTGTTGTAGCCTTAGAACTAGAGAAGCAAGATAAAATGAAAACTCAGGTTTTACAGGTAAGCGGGTTTCGTAATCATCTATTGCATAACGACTTTCCCAAAGACATGTCATTGACCCTTGCCCTGCAATTAACCCCGCTTCATAACTTCTTTTAAACTGTTCCCCAAGAGATTCAACTCGTACCTGTTCTCTACTGGTAGTGAACTCAAATTCTCTGACTCTTGCTAAAGGCCGATACTCTGTATTCTTCACTTGTATTGTTATTTCTTTAGTGGCCGAAGGTGTTACAAGGGTTAAAGCTTCTTCCTTCTTACCATCAATTGCTGCACCAAACGTAGCAAATAAACGAATGCCGCCAACTGGATCAATATTTATATACCAAGCTCCGTCCTTATAGTTATGCCCTGAAACTAACTCTAAGGTTGATCCATCTTTGGTTGCGATAGTTAAACGATCACCGGTAATTAAACTTCCTAGATCTTGCTCAACTGAAAATCTTTTCCTACTTACATTGACATCCGAAGGTGCTAAAGACGTATGCAACGCCTTATCCATTGACGAGCGTTTTAACTCGACAAAACCACCTTCTCCCAGATAAACAGGCACAATTTATAAGCCCATAGTTTCGTGAACTGGACCTGTAGTCTGGAAACTAATATCGGCTGACATCACATCACCTTGAGCACTGGTAATAGCTGCACTTGAAATCATGGCATCAAAACTAAGTGAGCACTCAGTCGTACCATCCATAAAACCAAGCGTTAACTCAACTTCTTGGGCAGGACCGGCAGTTACGGCACTACTAGACGAGCGACCTTTTATAACCTTATTAAGCAATGTAGATGCGTCACCTTTATCACTAGCACTAGCTCTGTAGTAGAAAATTCGGCAAGACCCCGTTCCATTTCTTAAACCATAATCCTGTCTTCTATCTGTATCTCCCAATGCCGTGACATCTAGAAGTTCTTGGTTAGATGTGTAAGTCCAGTTCTGTACTTTTGCTGCTTGTGTGTTATCGATTTTTAACACACCGTCCTTACCAGAGAAAAATGCCACAACTTAACTTAGTTAGATTTGCTGCTTACATACTAACTCCCATATTGACAACCTACAAAAGAACAGCGAACATTATGGAAATTTTTATACGTGGTCGTAACTTTAGGCGGTTCCTTATATCTCCACTTCATTCCATCCATATTAGATGAGTTACCGTCCATATAACCCAATAGTGAACTGCTATCAATACCCGCTAAACCATTGCTATTACTAAAAGTTAGATACTCGGTATCTGTGCTGTTGACTTGCGTGTAGTTCTGAAGGATAGAAACTGTTTCACTATCAGACAAGCCTTTAAAACTAATATCTAATTTGGCATCCGTTCTTTTATTTCCATAACGAAGAATTGTTTTTGCACCATTTTGGGCTTCAAAAACTTCCTCTGGATAACTACCCGGATCAAATGATCTGCTACTCGGTGCCTTACTAAGAGTAGGAAAAGGTTTAATTCCCATATTAAATAAACTGGTTACTCCATTCTAAAACCTTTAATGTTCCGGAGGAAGTTAACGGTACATAAGAACCTGCCACTTCAATAAACCCTTCATCATCAAAAGTTATCTCCTCAACTTTGTAACAACGAGAAGTTGTCTCAGTTTGATTCTCGGTAAACACGCAGCCGAACAAACTTGAATTAGTTGCTTTACCGTTAGAGATATTTAAGGTTGTCGCTGTAACATCCGCATCTCCGGGTTTCCATGAATAAATAGACATGCCATTCGTTACAGGTCTAGAACTCTGAATATTCCCATCGTTAGAAATACTTCCGTTAGAAAATCTACTGGTATGGGTCGCTTCACTTACAACTCTGATGTACTGACCGGGTTCTAAACCTGCCGCTGCTGTAGGTGTAGTGGAGAAATTGATACCATGATCAACCAACTCTCTGACCTTAAGAGCGTACTTAGCAAACATCACGGCGTGATCTACCCGAGTACAGAAATTAGAGAAATCAAATGTTTCAATAGGATCACTAGCACTGCCTGATATAAGACGTGTTGAATACAACTTTGTTTCAGGGAAGCCGTTATCTTTTTCGTCTCTATAAATAACATTCGCTCTAAATAACTGACGTTCTTCGGGGGTTAACCACGCCACTTTCAAGTCACGCATATTTCCATCTGTAAAAAGTGCGCTAATTGTCGGTCTTGCGTTGAAGTCAATTTGATGTGTACCGGTAATAGGTATTGTTGGTCTCAAGCTAAACTTGCCTCCTAGAATTACAAAATCTAAGAAGCAATAAGAGGCTTGCTCAAAAATAAACTCTCTTAGATTTTGCTTTTCTGTAATAACACCGTCCCAGTAAAAACCATTGGCTGCACAGAACTTTGCTGCTTTAGCCATATCTGATCTTTCTACACTCGTTGCACCTACTAAATTACCCGCACCACTTTCTGTAGAAGTTAATAAGTAATAAGCTATTTCAGGAAATAAGTTTGAAGAATGCTTATTTAAAGTACTTGTATTTCCGGGGTAATCAAAAAGGTTTTCTACAAGAACACCTCTCTTGATGTATGCAGAAAGTTGAGAAAAATTAGACCATTCTTTTGAACTATTAATGCGTAGACCAGCAAGAGCTATTCCAAAACTTCCTTCTTTATAATTAATGGTTCCGTTCGTTTGGACTAACTCGTTAACCACCACAATCTCATGCTCTGGACCATTTAAGTGACTACTTCTTTCTGCGTCATATAAATAGAAGTCAGATATAGCATCGAAAGGGTTTAAATTATTTCCTTCGGGCCACGGTCTATCTACGACAAGAGAAGAATCTTCTGTAAACATTCTCCCAATATAAG